CCGCCTTTGCCTTTGTTGGCCATAGCAATGAGGTCTTCAAGCTGCTGCTCCATCTTGTCGAGCTTCTTGTCGATGACTTCAAAGCGCCGCTCGTAGTCCTGGACCTTTTGCCACATGGCTCCGTACTTCACGGGGTCAATCGGCTCCATCTCTTACTCCTCATCAGCAGGCAGCGGCTGGTTTCCCTCGGCCAGCCACGCGAGGTACTGCTGGTAGTCGGTGTTGGCGGGGTCGAAGGGAATCCACGTTCTATCAGCAAGCCGAAGTACGCAGAACTGCCCGGAAGAAATTTTTACAAGTTGATACATTACAACTCCGCAGAAAATTTAACCTGCCCAGCCGTGGTCAGACTAAAAAGCCGCAACGCTTGGCCGCCAGTAGCCCCCGTAAAAGTCACCGACAATGCGTAGCTATCCGGGTTCATCTGGTCGGTGCTTACTCCAGTAGGGGTGGCATCTCCAGAAATCGAATACTTGATGTCTGTACCCAGCGTGCCAGAATAGCTAAAAGATGGGGTACTACGCATGGTCGTTCTAAACCACCCCGCAACATATCCTTGAGTGGACGACACGACGTTACCCACACCAATCATGTAAAAGCCGCCGGTTCCCGTAGACGCCATCTGCTGGTAATACCGCTGGCACATGATCAACTCACGCCCGTAGTCCCTGCGCTCGAACGGCGAGGCGTTGGTGCCTGCCTCCAGTTGGACGCCGGTGATGTAGAAGGTGGCTCCGTTGGTGGCAAGAATGTTCACCGCGCCGGTAGGGAGAACTTTGTACGTCGCGCTCGTCCAAGACCCCGGGGTTGCACCCCCATAAGTTGTACCAGCAGACAGCCCGAAGATGACGAACATGCCCGTGCCGTTAGTCGCACCAATCCAAGTTCCAGCAGTGGGGCCGCTGATCGTGATCGTCTTGGTTTCCCACGTGTTTGCCGCGCTGATGGTGTAACTAAACGCGTAGTAGTAGTTCATCGCGCTGTTACAGATGGACCCTCCAAACGTGCCAGTAAGCGAGCTACGGACCCGGAACGACAGCGTCACTGTTTGTGCGTCAGCAGTACCCCACGCCAAATCAGCGGTGTTGAAGCCCTCAATTTTCTGCGTCAGCCAGTACTCATCACCAGAGTTAATTGTGGTTGCTGCCGAAGAAGTAATTAGCAGTGAATTGCTAAAACCCGCCGGGGCAGTCGTAGACTGCTGGATCGTGAATTTGCTGCTGCTTGTGGCGTAGTAGGCCCAGCGATCCAGAGAGTACGTGGTCGTCCCCCCAGCGTTACTAGTGCTTGCGCCCGCGTTCCGCTGGTCAATGACCATCCCGCCGTTGATGATGCGGTTTCTGAACCCCATCGAGTTGGGCGGAGAAGCCACGCCACTGAAGACAGCATTGCTGCCGCCAGTAGCGTCTTGGAAAGTGTTTGCTTTTACGATGCTCATGCTTGGCTCCAGACGGCAGTCGGCTCAGTCGGCCAGTCGAGGTTGCCTGCGACCGGATAGACGGCGATGTTGCGGCACCACGAGCGATAGTCGAGGAACTCCTCGCGGTTCATCAGGTGCGGGGTGCGCGCAGGGTCGTACACATCCGGCTCGTTGACCCAGTCCGTGGCTTGCAGACGCTGCTCCGCGTTGGTCTTGTTGTCAGACGCGCTCGGGACATACGGAGGGGGCGGCACATACGCCGCGACCGGACCATACTTACCATCGGCACAATCTTGGAAGATCACAGGGCCATACTCAGTCACGTCGTTAGGCGCGGCGGTGAACGGGAGAAACTCAGGCGAAAACTGGTCGAACTCGACTTCGCAGTCAATGGCCGTGGAGTCAGGGTTAGACCACTGGGGGTTACGTACATTTAGAACTTGCATGCGTTACCTCACGAGACGCGGCACCAGAGCGTGCTGAAAAAATTGACAGAGGTGCCGTCGATCTGCTGACCGGAACCCACAGATTGCATGGCACGCCAAGTCCCCGACAATCCCGGCGTACGGTGGTTACTACCACCGCTGCCAGCCGCAATCGGCTGGTCGTACCCGTTATTGGTGATAAACCGCAAGCTACCCCCCGAGATCGTTTCACCTGCGGTAGTGGCGGTGGTGCCAGAATTGCTCTTGTTTGCAACAATGTACGCGCCAACGTCGTACGCCGCAGGAGCACCGCTGGAGATCGTCACAGCGCCGGTATTACCGTTGACGCTGGTCACGCCGGTATTGGTGATGGTCGGATTGCCGCTCGTGCCGTCTCCGTTGGTCACCGAGATACCGGTGCCCGCCGTGATCGTACGCGCAGCAGGGCCGGAGGAAGTCTGAACCTGAACTCCATTACCGGGCGAGATAAAGATCGTGCCGTCAGTGTCCGACAGCGTCATCGTGCGGTTGTTGTTGCTGTTCGGCGAGGCAATCGTGAAGATGCCGGTGCCGCTGGCGTTGCCTTGGATTTTTACTTGGCTCATGCTTGGGCCCCTTTCAGGGTGGCGAGTTCGGCTTTGACGGAGTCAAGCTCCGCCTTGAGTTCTTGAATGGATGCGACAAGCAGAGGAAACAGTTCACTATCCATTGAAATTAGTTTCATGCCCGTGGTTTCATCAACACCAACAGAACGCGGCAAAACTTCTTCTACTTCTTGTGCGACAAAACCTTTGACGGCTTTCCGTGCAACATCACCGATCCAGTCAAACTGTCTAGGCTTAAGCGCCAAAATGGTTTTAAGCCCGTCGGGCAAGTCAACAATGTTTTCTTTCAGGCGAACATCGGAAGCGTTAGCCGCAGCAAAGTTGCCAGAGCCGTCAAGCCACAACTTACCGCACGCGGTGTAGTTGCCCGTGGTAGTCGCACTACGACCGAATTCAATCAGCGTGTTGTTTGTTGAAGCAGTGGCAGTCGTAGAAAACTGATTGGACTGGCTACTCATGATTCGGACGTTCGTTCCGGGGCGAACATCAAGAATGCTCCCCACCATGAACTTGATGGCCGAATCCGAGTTCGATGTCGTAGCCACCATCAACGTGCCATTGCTATCGATGCGGGCGCGTTCGTTTGCCCCGCTCGTCAAAAATTTAATAATGTCCGCGCTCTGAATCTCCATCGACCCAGAAATGTTGCCAACATAGTGCGAGTTGCTTGCGTTCTGCAGCCGAATCTGCGAGTTGGTGGAACCATAGACATGCAGATTGGTTGACGGCGAACTAGTTCCGATGCCGACGTTGCCAGACGCATCCTTGTAGAACTGGCCCGAACCAAAGTTCACCACGCCCGTGCCGCCCGTGAGGGTGCCGGTGTAGTTCAGGTCTGTCGCGTTGTTGGTGATACCTGCGGTACCGCTGATGACTACTGGCATTTCTCTGTTCCTTCCTTAGACCACAGTCCACACTGCGCCCGAAGACACCGTCACCGTCACGCCGCTGTCCACCGTGATGGGGCCAAACGTACCGGCGTTCTTGTTGCCGGGGATGGTGTAGTCGTTGGTCACCGTCTGGTCGTTCTCGAAAAACACTTGGTTTGCACCGCCGCCCGTGGCACCGCCGCCACCACCTGCGACTTTGATGAAGTCCGCGCCGTCCCATGCAGCGAGCACCGAACCACCAGCTTGGATTGCAATACCGGTGGTTGGCGAGCCGGGGCCGCCTTTAAGGGTGAGGACACTATCGCTGTCGTTGACGACAACGTAGGTCTTGCTGGACTTGGGCGCGTAGACAACCCGGGGCACGCCGGGCGTACCAGTGGCGATCAAAATCGCGGTTCGGGCTTCGTTGGCCACCCCGCCAGCAGTGGTGGAGAGCGTCCAGTCGCTGGCGGTCACATCCGCAGTAGACGTGGCGGCAATCGAGTCTTCAATCAGTTGGGTGAGCTGGTTGTTTACAACCCCACCCCAAGTGTTGTTCAACTCCCCGGTGACGGGCTGCACGAATCCGAGCAGCGAGGTATATGCGGATGGCATTCAAGGCTCCTTCGTGTCGATGTTGCGCCAGCCAGCGTCAGCCGAAGTCGAGACATTCTCCCATGAAGACGGCCCCGTGTCATCAATAATAGTCCAGCCAGCAGGCTGCACATCGACGATTAGTTCCCATTTCAGACGGGCCATGATTTGGTCCGCCGCGTTCACATTTTCTTGGATCAGCGCAGCAAACGCCGCGAGCACCGTAAACGCATCTTGCGCGGTAGCGGTTTCGCTAACTGCGACGGGGAACGTCGCCGCAGCGGACATGGCTTCGCTGCCAACCGCCGCCTCTACTACCTGCGCGCCAATCAGAAGCTGAGTAGCTGCGCTGTCAGCAGCCGTAGCTGTTTCTTCCACGAAGCCGTAGTAGACAAGGCTGGGGATAGTGGTGTCCGCTGCAGTAGAGGACTCCGCAATCTGCGCAGAGTAGATAGGCACCGAAGCAGCCGTATCTTGCGCCGTCACACCTGCTGCAAAAGTAACCGCAAAGTTCGCAACAGCAGAATCAGTTTGGTTCCCCTGCGCGGCTTCTGTCACGCTCACAGGGAACGTCGCGTTCGCCGCGATCAAGTCACCACCTGATGCGCCTTCATCCACCACACCGAACACAGCATGCTGAGTGAACGTAAAGTCCGCACCCTGCGAGTCCTCGGTGATCAGTGCGTTGAGTACCGCGCCCGCTGTAACAGAATCCTGCCCAGTGGCGGACTCCGAGACGTTGGTGGCGTAAGTCGGCGTGGATGAGATCGTGTCAGACCCAGCAGCGGACTCGCTCAAAGCCGCTCGGAACGTGGCTGCAGCCACCACAGACTCACTGCCCGCAGCAGATTCCGCAACGGCCCCACGAAGCGTAGCTTTTGCAGAAACAGCGTCGAGACCCGTAGCGGACTCTGAAACTGCCGTTCGAAGGGTAATGTGACTTGCAATAGCGTCGCTTCCCGCTGCCTGCTCCGTAACAGAGGCGGGGACAGAAAGCCGCGCAACTTCGGTATCAGTCGCCGTGGCGGATTCAACGACGGCGGCGACGAACACGTTCCCCGCCAGCGCAGAGATGGCGGTAGTGGAGAACGCGTAGAAGCCAAACATCAGACAACCGTCCAGACTGAACCAGAAGGCACGGTCACTGTTACGCCCCCGTTGATCGTCACAGGGCCCGCACTGATGGCGTTGTTGCCGGAGTTGATGGTCGAAGACACCGAGATGGTATTGGCGTTCTCGATGTAGCCCATCCCGCCAATGACTGCCCGACCAGCCGGGTAGTCGCAGAACACGTCCTTGGTACCGGCGGAGAAGTTAACAAGCGCGCCAGCGTTGCTGGATGCCAGCACCGTATCCCGGGACAACGTCGTACCAGAAGCGGTGTACGTACCGATCCCCACCTCCCACTCAGCGGTACCTTGGCCCGCGATCGTGTAGTAGGTGGTGTTGGCGTTACCGATGCCAGCGGAGAACGTTTGAAAGCCCGTGACGGCTCCCGCCAGCGTCACCGAACCGGTGCCGGTCGTCGTCGTGGTCTCGCGGACGCGGTCCGCAAGGACGAAGGCCATATCAGGCCCCCGTCAGTTGGTCTTCGTCAAACCAGCGTTGTTGCGTGACACCGTTGGCATCAGTCCACTCAACGAGGTACTGGATGATGCCGCTGTCGTCCATACGCAGAGCCAGCACGGGGCCTTGCGGCACCACGGTGGTCAGCTTCACAACGTCGCCCTTCTTGAAAGCGGTAGCCATGTGGCCTCCTTAGACAGCGTCGAGGCTGAAGGTGTAGGTGACGGTCAAGGTATCACCGTTGACCACTGAACGGTCGCCGGGCGACTGAAAGTCCGAGGCGGAGAACAGGATGCCGGAGGTGCCGCCCTTGGTGTTATCGCTGGTCAGAAATGCGCCACCCACGGTGGTCGTACCGTTGATGCTGAACGTGGCCGGGGAGGCGGTGTTGGTGATGACGGACGGGTCGGCGGTGGAGGCCGCAGCGAACGTCGCAGCCGGACGAGTCGACTGGCTATATGCGGTCACCTCAGTCCAGCCAGCATGAGAAGACATGGTGTCCGAAGCCGCCGGGTTGTTGGAGGCCGCAGCGCCGTACAGACCGATGTACCACGCAGCGGTGTAACCACTACCAGTGAAGTACTTGTCGTTCATATCCTTGAGGCCAACGTTGACCACAAGGTTGTGCTTCTCAGCCTGCCACTTCAGATTGCCATCTTTGTCATGGCACTGCACGGTGAAAACGCCGCCAGCTTTGACTTTTTCGTTGAACATGGTTGCTCCTTAGATGAGTCGAATAAGCGCAGACGTGCTGGTGTTGGCGGGCATCTGCACAGTGAAAGAAGTGGTTGAAGTCTTGTCTGCGCCAAAGTCCAGCACGCACACAGCACCGTTGTCGCCGGGCGTATAAATCAGCGCACCGCGCGCCGTGATAGCACCGGTCCACGCGGGGGACGAGAAATTGATGTACGTGACGCTGCCACCGGGAGTGGTCTCGTTCGAGACCGTAGCCGTGACGACTTGTCCACCAGCAACATAGTCTCCGCCTGCGGCTTCACCAACAGAGGTATACGCTGTAGTGGTCTGGTCGAGCGTCGCAGCGTTGGTGTACAGCGCCAGATAGAACGTGTCCGAGCCAAAGCTGATCGTGCCGTTGATGAGGCCCGACCGCAGTGTGTTGCAGGAGTAATTGCCGGTGAACGCCAATTAAGCCACCCCACTGTTTTGCGGCAGCGGCGCTGCGCGGTACTGCCCGCTGCGATACGCGTCGCTGCGCTCAAGGCCATCGCCCAGACGTTTAGCCAGTGCAAGGGCTTCCTTGTACTTGCCGTCGTACAGGGCCATCATGTCGTTCTCGCCCTTCATGTACGTGTATGCCTCAACCAGCGAGCCATACAGCAGCACGGAGTCAAAGTTGTCGCCCAGCCAAGTCTGGCCGTCCGCTGCAACCGTGATGGACTCCGGATAGAAGAAGTAGTGAAGCTCGACCGTGTACTGCGCATCCGGCGTAGGGCCCAGAATGAACGACAGCTCATCGGTCAGCACGGGGTTGGGGCCGCTCGTAGTCGTCGGACCAAACAGCGCGTAGTACTTTGGGATCGCCTGATCGTTCGGGTTCGGGTACGCCTGACGGATGAAGTTCACATCCTTGTTCAGCAGGTACTCGTAGTTGCCCGACGCGTCCACAACCGCTAGCGAATACACCGCCAGAAAGTCAGTAGGGGCGGAGAGGTACTTGTTAGCCGCAGTGGTCAAGCCCGTCACGTTCTTGCGAAGCGACGGGAACTGCACCGAGTTGAAGATGCGCTGCTCGGCCTGCTTGATGAACGTGTTGACGATGGACGGGTTCGACCCGTACTCGAACGTGTTCTCAGTGTAGTCCTGAACCGCAGTGACCAGCTCGGTGTAGTTCATTTAGACCTCAAGCCGACGGGCCTCGGAACATCGTGCCCTTGGTAGCCGCACCGGTGCCGCGAATCTTCTCACCGCTCGTCTTGGTAGCGGGGTAGTCATCGCTGCGGGTGTTCGCCACCGACACATTGGCTTTGCGCATCGTCTCTTTGGCAGGCTCTTCACCAACCACGACAGACGGATACACCTTGGGCTGCGTGTACTTGCCGATCGGATCTTTGGTATCCGCCGGGAAGTACTTGAATTCGTCTTGGCTGGTCATATCAGCCTCCTTTGCGACCGGGGCTGCGCTGGTTCATGACCTTGGCCATGTTGCGCCCGTACTTGAGCATGTCGGCGTTGGTCTTGCCGCCAGCCTTCAGTTTGGTCATCGGTTTGCCCGGATGCATAGCCTTCTCGTGCTTGTGCACAGCGGCTTTAGCGGCGTTCTTCGCGTCCATGTTCACTCCTTACGTAAGGGATACCGTTACTGTACCCAATTGCACAGATAAAACCAAGTTGTTAGGCGTCAGTCCAGCGTCGTTCAAACTGGAGCCACCAACGGGATTCCAGCCCCACTGGAAGATTCGACTGCCCTGCTCGACCGACCCACTGCCTTCGGGCCCGGTACCGGTCGTGATCTGCAAGCCGTTGGTGCCCGATAGCCGGTAGCTACGATCAGGCCGGGGGTTGCGCAGACCCTGCGGGTCGTCCACCGGGTACATGCCCAACTGCAACTGCGGCTGGTCGGGGTCCCAACACTCCGGGCAGACCAGTAGCTCGTAGTTCTTGGTTTTGACAACCTCACGGCGCAGCAACGACAACTTGAACCGCTGGTCGCAGCGGTCGCACTGCGCAATCGCGTACTTGCCGCTGGCAAACCGATTACCCATTAGTAGGTGCTCCCGATGAACTGCTGTCGGGGCACCAGCCGCATAGCGGCCTTCTCGTGATCTTCCTGTGCCGCAAGCTCCCAAGCCTCGTCATACTGGGCCTTGAGTACCGCCAAGCGGTCCATCCCACCGGGAATCTTGCCAGCGATGTAGTACGCCAGACCTGCAGCCATGCAAGGTATAAACCGAAACGGTACATCCATGATGTTCACACCGCCGCCAGCGTCTTGCGTGCGGCGCAGTCGCCAATAGACGAACTGATACGCCTGAGCGTTGTCGGGGGTTGGCCAGACGGTAATGGCCGGGAGCTGCTGCCAGTAGACAGTCGCGCCATTATTGTGCGCCGCAGCAGCCGTGTTGGCCTGACCCCGGAAGCAGTTGTACAGCGTATTACCTTCGATGTACCCGTAGTTGATGATCTCGTCGTCGATCTTCACGAACCCAGCGGACGGGAGACCAACCACGGAGTTCAACGTGATCTGCGTGTCGGCAGCCGTGATGCCACCAATCTGACTGATGCTCAGGCCAGTGGGGCTCTGCTGACCGTTATACCGCTGCACCCAGACCTGAATCGGTCGAGCCTGCTGTAGCTTGTTGGGCAGTGTGGCGTAGGTGGAGACGCTGATGCGCGTGATGGTCAGGTCGGCCTGAGTTGCCGCAATGTTCGCGCCTGTGCGGATGACGTGTTCCAGCAGATCAACAGTGTCCACCGGTAGCGCGTAGGTGTTCTGTCCCGGCACCAGATCGATCGTGCCCTGCTCGATCGTCCACATGTTGATGCCAC